AACCCATTAATCCTCTTGGCCATTTGATTCTAAACTCTGTATTCTTTTCAAGATCAGCTTCCATTAATTGTAATCTTGTGTGATGAGAGTTTTGAGTTTCAATTAAACCAAAGTAAGCCCAGGTGCCGATTGCGACAAGGCCAATCAAACTGGCAACCGTCTTCATAGGCATCTGCACGGCGACTTCTTCTCCGATGTTGAGTGGTTTGTTACTCATCTTACAATTTTATCACCCATAAGTTTGATGTCAGGATTTTCTTTTTTATAATCATCTTTAATTGAATCCCAATAGCTTCCATCTGGTTTTTGAATTTTATCATCAGGAATGATTATACCAGAACATTTAGAAACTAACAATTTGAAGTTAGGGTTGTTGGCCAAAGTGGGGTTTTTATTAACTTTTCCACACATTTTCATCAATTCTAATTGTTGTTTTAATTCCATGTTTTCTTGCTGAACAGCTTTAAATTCATCAGTGCAGGCTGAGCCTAAATACTTTCTCCAAGTAAATCTTATTGATCTATCATCACTAGGGTTATTATAATTATTGTCAGGATTATAGTGTCTATACCTATACTCCGAATCTCTTTGGTCAATTGAAACTGACACATCGCCAGTGCTACAAGTATTAGTACCGTTATTGAGATACTCATTTTTACTATGCGCTGGTCCACCAAACAAAGCTAGTAGAGTTAACATAATTATTAATATCGCTGTAAATCTGTAATCCATCCTGGCTATCTCCATAATACATCCTAATAATTAATTTCTCTGTTTAAATCTTTTATATCATAGCTGTGTTCTCTAACTTGATCAGCTAATTGTCTGTATAAATTTTCTGCCATCTGCCATGTTGCTTCAGCAGAAGATAATCTAGTATTGATTTCAGTAATATTTTTTTGTGCTTGAGTTAAATCTCTTTGAAGATTTATTATTTCTTGTTGGTTTGAATTAATAGTATCAGTAAGATTTACAATGTAACGAACGCCAGTAAATGTTCCGACTAGCACTGAAGCTACCACCGGTACCATTACTATATTTTTCTTTAATAGGTCTACTAAATTCATTTAACGTCCTCATTTTTTCTCCTCAATTTCATAAAAGAAATTGTCGGTGTCTTCTGTTTTCCATTTACCCGTATCTTCTACGTTCCACTCATTAGTTTGTACCTTCCAATCAGGAATATTATCTTTGACTGTAAATGAAGGCAGGTCCCAGATACATCTATTGTTTGGCTGGGCAGCATAATTACCATCTTCTAAGGCAATTATGTGAGCGCACTTATGTTCGTGCGGTATTTCCGAATGATCGGTGTCGAGTATATTACTCTCTGGATGAGCCCAGTCAATAGTAAATAAATAGTGGCCATGATGCCATTTTTTATCTTTACCTATGTATTTACCGGATGCTGCGGTTAAAATAGACCAACTAGTAACAGTAGGATAATAACTAAAAGAATTCCAAAGCTCCAGTTCATCAAGTCTTTTGGATGGAACAGACTCGGGTTCATAACCACGTTGAATAAAAGCCGTAATTGGGAGACGATAAAAGATTGCACCATTTTCCATAAGCGCATGCCATAAGATAGCACGACCTCCCATAGAGGTAATACCAAAGATAATACAGTCTTCAACTTCTCCATGATGTTTTTTAAGATCATATAAATACTCCCTTCTAATTTTTGCGTAAATTGGCGGTATGTTCGCATTTAAATAAGCCATAATCAACCATTAATATCTCCCCAAGTGTTTGCTAATTCACAGTCAACTTTGTTGGGGACTTCCAAAGTAACCGCATTCTGCATAATCTCAACAATTTCATCTGCTTGTTTTTGATCTTTTACAGAAATACAAAGTTCATCGTGAATTTGTACGTGTGCTATTATACCATTTTTATATAAATCTAACATGGCTTTTTTTGTCATGTCAGCAGCACTTCCTTGTATTAATTTATTAAGTGCTTTGTAAGTAAATGCTCTTCTAATCCCTGGTCCGTGTTCCTGTAATGCTTCTTCATGAGGCAATGCTTTATGCATACCGAATTGATTAGGCTCCCACAAATGAAACCTACACAATCGTCCCAAGAGAGTTCGAATTTGACCACGCTCTTGGGCACGATTGGAAGCACTATTCATTAACTGCTTAACGAAGGGAACTTTAGCGTGGTATTGATCGAACAATTCTACTGCCTTGTCTTTTGATACACCAAGTTCGGCCTGGAGTTTGGCTTTACCCATACCATAGAATAATCCAAGGTTAATTACCTTGGCTTGTGATCTTGGAATCTTTGCCATATCTGCTACGACCTGGTGAAAGTCCGTTGAGGTATCATTTTCATAATTATCTATAACGTCATTTACAGACGGAAATTTGTGTAAAGCTGCATAATGCACTACCAACCTAGGCTCTTGCTGAGAATAGTCAAAACTACCCCATCTATGGCCCTTCTCGGGTATAAAAATAGACCTAATCATAGGTCCAAGGTCCTTATTTCTGGCTGGAAGCTGCTGTAAATTAGGATTCGAATAAGAGAATCGTCCTGTTACCGTTCCACCTTGATCGGATCTAATTTGATTTATGTCAGCATGGATCCGACCTTTATGTTCATGTTTAATTATGGTATCTATAAATGTAGTATGAGCCTTATTAACTTCTCTAGCTTGAGCAATCATTCTAACTACAGGATGTTCATGATTCGAAATAAAATTTTTAGTAAAAGAAGGTGCCTGTGATTTTGCAGTTCTTTCATAAGGTAAACCAAGTTTGTCAAAAACTTTGGCAACACTTCTTGCTGCCATTAATTGAACATCTATTCCTGTTTCTATTTTTATTTGTTGGCGCAAGTTATCTTCTTGTACTGTTAGTGCTTGCTTCAGCATATGAGCTCTTTCAACGTCCACTCTCACACCAAGAAATCTCATGTCTACCAGACAAGGAAACAGATCTGTCTCGAGTTCAAAAATAGACTCAACATCTTGATGTAATAATTCTTTTTTAAATATCTGCCAAAGTTCTAACGTAAGTTCTGCATCTTTCTCTGCGTAAGATCCAACATACATTGCTGGCAATTGCCACATATCTGCTTTAGGATCTAATCCTCTAGACCTTGCTTCTTCATTTAATGCAGACTCGTTTTTACCATGACCTAAATAATCCCAAGACAAACTATTTAAATCAAATCTAAATCTATTTTCATCAATCAATGATGCTGCAATCATAGTGTCTACTATCTGTCCATTAATTTTTAAACCCATAGATCTAATCCAACAGACATCGTACATAGCATTATGAAATATTTTTATAGCATCACTATCTAATACATCTTGAAACCAGTTTAAGGTTCTTTTACGATCCATGTTTGGCCCTGATCCGTGAGCAATTGGAAAATAAAATTTTCTACCAGGTACAGCAACCGCAATACCTACGACTTCACCATTACCAATAATAGATCCACTACCTTTAGATTTTAAATCAGGATCTCTTGTCTCTAAGTCAATTGCAATCTCGTCGTATTTTCTTAGATCCGGATATTCTTCTGGTTCATTCCATTCTGTCTGTGCTTCAAATAGAGGTACTTTCATTTTAATTTAAAGTTTTATTACTGATTTGTTTTCGTTCTTGGGCAGCTTTGTAATGATCATAACTACTGTGATCACCAAAGTAATGAGTGTTTCTTTTAAAAGATTCTTGGCAATACCATGTATCAAAAAGATAGTTACCTAATTTTCTACAATAATCCATAATTGAATTATTAATTCGAATGTAGCTATGATGATATCCTGTTTTTATAAAACCAATTTTTTTTAAAAACCTAACCCCATTGTCAAAATGATTGTCAGGAATTTTTAAATAATCAGACTCCATTAAAAATACTTTTGGTTTTTTATTTTTTAATAACATTTCGTTTTTAAATTTTTTAAGATTTACTTCATACCCACTTTTAGTACACATATCTTTATATATTAAACCAATCATAATATTTAAAGCAGCTTGAGTAGTTTCATCACTAACGTCTTCCATTAAAACATCAAAAGGTTTTACTTTCCATTTTCTTGCAAGAGTTATAAGTCCACTATGAAAAAAACTTAAATGATGTAACTCAATTATTTTAACTTCTTTACCTTTGTAGAAAGCTTTTATTTCTAATTCATCTTTGGTCATTTTTTACCTCATATACGTATTTCTTTTCTATTATTTTATTTAATCTATCTTTATTACTAAATGCATACAGAGCTGCGCTGTAGTCATGAGGAAATATTTCCCAATCAACTAATCTATTATAAATTTCTAAACGAAACTTATGTTTGCTTACTGTAATGTTTTTAGTTTTTAAATTTCTCTTAGGCATTACTTTTTCTTTTTCATGTCATTTATTTTTAACATCTCTAACTGACAGTAGTGTACAATCTTTTTAAGATCTTCCACTCCTCCCTTCCGCTGATAACGACAAACGTATTTCACAACGTTGCCCTGAAAGAATGATAAATCATTTTTAGAAATAAATTCGTAGGGTTGAATAGGAAACTTTGTGTAGTGGTTCCCGCCTACCTGAGTGTATTGTGGAAATGATTCTTTAAATATATCTTCTGATGTCATAATGGATATCCCTTTCGTTCTATTTTTGCTCTCATTAAATATAAATTTCTTTTTGCTCTCGTGCAACCTACATACCATACTCTGTGCTCTTCGTCACGCTTTATTACACTTTTAGTAACGGCTTCTCTTATTTTTTTAGCATTGTCTAATACTAAAATTACGTTCTCACATTCACCTCCTTTTGCAGCGTGAATAGTTGAGACTTTGATTCGGGCATCATCACTTAATCTTTCTTTATTTGACAACATTAATCTTATGTAAATTTTGTCATCAGCTGGTGCATTATCAAAACATTCAAACCATTTTAAATCTTTTTTAAGTTCTCGGTTACCCATGTACTCTTTAATATCTTCTAGTGCAGTGTCCGATACCTCTTCACCATTTAACCATTTGCTATGATTAATAATTGCTTTGTAAAGTTTTGTACTGTAACTTTTCTGATGTCTGTTCTCATAGTATAAACCTTTTACTTTTAAGAGATCACATACCTCTTTAGCTCTAGACAAAGTTCTAGTTAAGATTAACCACTTGTCCTGGTGAAGATCTACATTCTCTAAACTATTGATTTTACTACACAATCCTTCTTCATCTCTTGGTAAATAATTTTTAGTTGCTCTGAGTCCTGCGATTCGTGCAGTAATAATTTCTGACACATCTTGTACTGCTCTTGGAATCCTTCGAGATCTCGATAATACTTTTTCTGCAGCAGGTTCTTGAATGAATCTATCTACATCTGCTCCGGCCCAGCCATAAATTGCTTGGTCATCATCACCAGCTAAATAAATATTTTTTGATTTAGATTTTAATATGTCATACAGTTTCCATTGTATGGGTGATAGATCCTGAGCTTCATCAATAAAGACTACATCAAAGTTTGGAACTTTGTTTGGTTGCTGCACGATGTCATGAATCATATCAGTAAAGTCTACTAAGTTATTTATATCTGGATGTTTGTAATGATTGTAGTTTGCTTCAATATGTTTTAACAAATCAGGTTTTACATTTGTTGAATGTTCTCCTGTGCAATACTCATCCCATACTGGAATATCTTTTTCTTTTGCTTTTAAAATAATTTGAAAGTATTCGTTATCACAAGTTAAAAAAGGTGAAGCATCTGCATCTTTTTTAGCGTTGACCCTTATACTTAATTCTTTTCCAAGATCATTATAATGATAATCCTGCATAACGTTTTCTTCTCTTAGTCCCAAACTATGAAAAGCTAGAGAGTGTAGTGTTTGAAAATATCTAAGTTGTTTCTTTTTATACTCAGGATTTTTCTTTAACATTCTATCTCTTGCTTCATGCGCTGCTTTACGAGTAAATGCAAAGTAACCTATTTTATTTACTGGAGTACCTACTCTTATGTAAGCCATGGCTCTTCTAATTAATTTCTCTGTTTTCCCTGTACCTGGAGGGCCATATATTTTTGTAACCTTTGTCATTAAAGAATATCTTTTTTACTCTTCATTGGTAAAATCTCTATTTCATTTTCTTCTTTTGTAAAATTACTCATAGGAATTTTTACACATCTTACAGGGTTGTTTGATTTTTTTTGTGTTGGTTTTTTAGGATATCTTTTACCATGTCCTAGTTCCGCTTTAAAAAAATCA